ATTTTTTAAAGTTTGTTGAATTTGTTTTATTTCTTGTCTAGTTGCCATTACTTTATATTAGCTTTCAATCTATTGATTCTTGTTTTGTATTTAGCATCTTCCATAGAACCTGCTGCTTTTGGTACTTGACTATTAAATTGTGATTTAGTATTCATAGGAAATTTTTTCCTACCACCATCACTCATAGCATTAGTGAGAACATCTAATAATCCTGCTGCTTCTTTATTAACTATATTTTCTGGTTGAAATTGACCAGTAAATCCTGCTTGATCAAAATCTGGTAAATTAAGAGACTGTACATCTTTATCTATTTTTGCGTATAATTGTTGTTGTTTCTTAAAATAATCCATAGCAATATTTATGTATTTATCTACTGTTACACCTGTTGCATCTTTTTTATTTTTTATAGAATCAATACCATTTGCTTTTGCATTAAATGCAGTTTTTCTTCCGTAGAAATGTGCAATAGCTGCAAGTTCCCAAGAACCTAAATCATTATAATTATTATTAAAATGCCATTTAGCAACAGCATCTTGTACTCTTGGATCTTCAATATTTGCATCTTCAAAACCTTTTACTTTACTTCTGTACCAATCCCAATGTTCACCAGGTAAAAATTGATAAGCACCATATGCACCTGTTGCAGGATTAACTTGGTTGTAATCTATTTTTCCACCACCTTCTGTAAGTGCGATTGCTATTCTAAATGCTTCTAGTTCTCTTTGATCTGCCATATTATCTCCTTGTACCGAGAATAGTACCAAGCATATTGCGACCAGTTGTTTGTATATCAGCGTTAGCTCCTAACCTATCTTTTTCTTTCTGTATTAGATTATTAAAGTTTTCGTATAACCTACCTGTAGGAGATACCTCTTGTAATCCTGTTTCAGATACAACTTCTTGTAATTCTCTATTACCGAAATTACCTGTCTCTAATTCTTTTACAGTAGGTCCTAATGCCTTTTCTTGTAATTCAGCTTGTTGCTGTGATTGTAATGTTGCATCTGCATAAAACTGTTCTGCTAATAATGTTAATTCATATCCTTTAGGTTGTCTGCCTAAATTTTCTGTAAATAAGTTTCTAATTCTTGTAGATACTTCTGCATAATCAGGTGGTAAAAATACTGATACTTCTTCTCCACTTGGTAATGGTTCGTTTTGATACAATAATAACGATTCATTCCAAGCAATATCTTTTTCTCCAGACTTCACGCCTATTCTATTTTGTCTGCCCAATACTAATCTCATAGCACTAGCAGTAGCAGAATCAAAATCTCCTGGTGTGAAACCACCTCTAGCAAGTAATCCACCTTGAATTAATCTAGCCTGTAATCCATATAAGTCCTCTACTGGTAAATTAGCAAAGATATTATATTCATCACCTTCTCTATAAAAATCTGTATCAGCAGGATTTCTTGGTGTATAACTACTTGGTAAACCACCTATAATACCTGGTAAAGCATCAGCACCAAATCCAAATAAACCTGCAACATCAAAATCATCTATTCCACCTGCACCTGTCTCTAAACCTGCATTAATTAATGCGTTATTTACTTTTGCTGCATCTAATCCTTTTGTAATAGCAAATGCTTGTATGTCATCAATAGTTCCCATCATTTTCATTTCTTGAATATCATTCTCTGAAAGAATTGGGTTTTGTCCAGCTAAACTATCTTGTTCTACTAATGCTTGTACAAATTTATCTATATCATTCATTTACATACCTAATAATTCTATATCTGATACTTCTTCTCTTAATTCGTTTTCCAAAATACTATTGTATAAAGGACCAAATTCAGGGTACTCTAATATTAGTTTAGTCGCTAATTCTCGTAAGTATTGTCTTGCTTTTACTAATTCTCTATTTGTTCTAATAGAACTTGGTGCATATCCTCTATTAATAGATTCTGCAACTATAGCATCATATGCTTTTCTATACTTACCATAAGCAATAGCAGCATTATTATTTTTAAGTTTATCTATTGGTGTATAGTCAGATTTTATCCAACCTTGTTTAAAACTAGATGTACGATCTGGTAAATAAGTTTGTCCACCCATTTCTTGTAATAAGAAATCTGTATCTGGTTTATCTACTTCAAAACCAGCATCTTGTCCATAACCCCAGTATTGATTCATTAACTGTGATTGTTTTGTCCATTTAAGTAACTGTGCTGTTTTAGTATTTGTATTCATAAGAGTTACTCCACCTACTTTTGTATTACGAATAAAGTTTTCATAAGCAATAGAACCTAACAATCTATTCTTTGCTAGTACCCATTGTTCAGGTGTTCTTGGTGCTAATGTTCCTTCTTCTAGTGCATTAAGGTAAGCATCATAACTAAACTCATTATCTACATCAGTTGGTGTTAAATAAAATGCAGTAGAGTTGAAATCATCATACAAGTCTTTATTTTGTCTTGCCCACTCTGCACTAAATACTGTTGCTGGTCTTGCTACTACAGACCTAGATTTAGAAGTAAGCATAGCAGTTGGATCAACTCCAAACTCTTGTATAAATCTTTGTGTTGCACCATAATCATCTCCATCAGCAGCAGCTTTATAATCTCTGTATGTATCTGCTAATGCTTCAATAAATAATGATTTACCTGATTTCTCTGTTACAGACCATAGTGGAGAAGCAGCACCTGTTGGTCCTAATAATTGTGATGCTCCTCTAATAATAAATATTTTTCTTGCATAATTTGTTGCAAGTTCTAAACCACTTTCTGCACCTTCAGGTGTACTGTCATCAATAGCACCTGCATAAGTTAATGCTTTGTAAGTATCTATAACTGTATTATTAAATAATCTATTTAGTTCTGGACTGCTTGTTCCACCTGCTTGATATGCTTGATAAAACTTTTTAAGCCAAGCAGGAAATGGTACTGCACCTTCTATAAAACCTCTTGGTGGTGAAAAGTCTCCAAATATAAATTGATTTATTGCACTTTCTTCTGGTAAGTTTTTTCTGAAATAACTAGCAGGTACTCTAATAATAGGTCCTATGCCAGGCATAACATCTGCTACTAAGTTTACAGATGAAACATACACAGGGAATGATGCTTCTACACCTGTATCTTGTAATTCAGGAAACATCCATTTCTGTATTAATCCTGTTCCAGGATAAGCAAATACTTCTTCTCCATTAACTGGATTAGTGTAAAAGAAACCTCTTTGTCCTGTTGGGTCTGCTAGTGGGTTAGGCTCACTACCACTTTGTACTAGCTTGTTAAGATTTACTAAGTTTTTTCCACCAGCTTTATTTGTAATGTCTGACCAAGTTTTAAAGATTTCAAGATATGCTTCTAAGAAAGGAAAAGCAAATCTAAGTGAATCACCAACAACTGTTCGTTCTGATATATCGTAAAGTAGTTTTTTAGTTTGTGTCAAAGCATCAGAAGCAATCATCTTGTCATAAAGCTGTACATCTGTAATAGCTTCTTTAGGTCCTGAATATCCTGCACTATTTATTTTTTTTAAGTAACCATCTAATATTGGATCATACTTAGTAAATTCTTTTAATGAAGTATTTGCAATATTAATCATTTCATCTCTAGCATCTTTACCTAAAAACTCTATAGTTTCTGATACACGCTTCCAATACAATCTTCTAAAAGCAGGAGATCGTGATAATTTATTTGTTTGTACTGACATTAAAACTTCAAAGGCGTTATTAATTGTTTTTTGATATAGACTTTCAGTTTCAAATGTTGGTGCAATATAACCTCTTGTAAGACCAGGCAATTCATCATAATATGTTCCTAAGAAAGAATTGACTAAATCATCTTGTGCTTCTTTAAATAAAGGTGCAACAACTTTTAAATCTTCATCTGATATTTTTCCTTTAATATAATCATCAGCTATTTGTTCAAAATCTTTTTCACCTAATTTCTTTTTAATTTTTTCAGTTTTAGCTTTTGATTTTGCAATAGCAGCACTTGCAAGAAAATCCATTGATTTACCCTCTTTAGTAATAAATTTACCTTTATTTGCAACCATTTCTAATAATTGCTGACTTGCAGAACTTTGAACCCAATTCAATGCACTTGTTGCTGGATCTGTAAATACTTTTCCACCAAGAGATGATTGAACATTTGCTCTTAAATAATATACATACTCTAAAGCAACTTCATCAGATTGTAATGCTTTATTAAATGGATGGGATTCTTCTCCTACAACTTTTGCTAGTCTTTCTTTTAAATCTCCATTTTTTAATCTATCTGCAAGTTTTCTATATTCTTGTTGCTTTTGTAATGGTGTTAAAGCAGATGCTTCTATTTTTGCAATATCAACAACAGCATCATCATTAATCATTTGATAAATAGTTCTAACTACTGCTTCGTTATAATTTTTATCCCCTTTACCAACATTTTGCCATCTAGCAGGATTAACTGCTTTTCTTCTCATTGTTCTTACATTGTTTAATCCTGTTAGAGCATCTTGATACGCTAAATCTGATGCAAAAGAACCACCTGCTGCTTCACTAGGTAGTAATGGATCAACACCTTTTCTAAGTTTTCCTGCATCTTCTGTACCAACAGAACGACCAAACATTCTAGCAACTATCTGTATTGGTGCTAATGGTGCAAATGTTAAACCTCTTGCTGCAAGTCTTATTTGTTCTTCACCAATAACTTTTACAGTCCAAGCTGGTTTTAACAAAGCAAGTGGTTTGAATATATCAGAGTTATACCAATCTAAAAATTGTATAAATGCTTCTGACTTCTCTCCACCAATTTGATCTACTAATTTAGTAAGATTACCTCTTTTTAATTTATCACTCATTTGATTAGCAGCTTTTATTACTTTGTTAAGTTCTGGTAAATATATTGTGTTATTTATTTGTGTACTGAATAATGCTCTTGATACTGTACTAACAGTTTCATCAGGAACTCCATTTGCTTTTAATATTTCATTTATTGGAAATTTATTACCTTGTCCATCAATACCATAAACTCCTTTATTCATATCGGCAGCAATATTTGCATCATCATTGAATTTTCTTGAAATATTAGTAGCTGCTTTTGCTACAGATTCTTTTACACCTGAATCAACTAATGCTTTATACATATCTCCTTCAAGCCAGTCTGCTACAACTTTGTTTAAACTTGCACCAATGTCGCCACCTTTACCATAAGCATCTATAGCATTATTTAATAGTTTATTAGCAAGGTTAGTTCCTTCTGCTGATTCTTTTAAGAACGCTTTAGATTGTAAACCAAATCTATATAAATCTCTTAATGCTCCAGCAGAATCATTAGCATCTACTAATCTTCCAAATGATGGTGCAAAATATAATTGCATAGCTTTTTGTAATCCATTACCACGAATAACTTGTGGTACATACATATTAGAAGCATCAATTAATCTTGCTGATCCAACACCTTCTGCTTTATCTAAACCTTCTCTTATCACTTTTTCTGATAAGAAATCATCTAATATTTTTTCTGCATTTTTATCATATGTTGTTAAGTTATTATCTTTTATTGTTTTCTTTAAATCTGCAAAAAAACCTGCATCAGTTATTGATTGTTTTGTACGAGTTATTATTTCAAAAGGATTGTCTGCATTTTCAAATAATAACTGTTTAAAATCTTTACCTTTTTTACCTGCAAGATATTGTTGTAATGTTGGTCCGTGAAATGTACTTCTTATACCTCTAGTAATTACACCTGCATCATCTAAAACTTCTGCTGCTTTAAACATTTTACTAGCTTGTCTTGCTTGACCAATACCTAGTGTTACCCAGTTTTCTGGTGATGCTATTTGAAAACCAAAGTCTAATGCACCAGTAGCAAACTGTGCTTGTTTAGTTCCAGGTTCGTACAATTCATATAAACCTAATTCTTGAAATACTTTTCTACCAGGAGATACAGAAGGATTAAGTCCTGCGTTTTTAAATTGCTGACCTAATTCACCTTGAAACTGTACAATGTTTTCTGCTGTCTCTCTAGCTTCGACATCTATTTGTTCTCCAAGTACATTATCTAATACATATTGTCTTGCTTGTATTGGGTCATAACCTGATGCAACTAATCTTTTGTATTCATCTGTATCAGAAGGGTCAGTAGATAGTTTTAACCAACCTCTACCCAAATCAAATTGTTCGCCTGATCTAATTGCTTCCAACATTTTAGGAGTTCTTAATGTACCCTTAACTGCTTGTTTGTAAGCATCACTAAAAGACATATCTGGATTTTGGTCTTGTAATTCTTCTGCTCTAGCAAGTGCAGGAAATATAGCTTCGTATATATCTACAAATCCTGTAACAGCACCTCTAACTGTTGGTTTAAGTATATTGTCTATAGGACTACCAATAACTTGAAAAAATCTATTGTTCTTTACTTGATTAGCTAATGGGTTTTCTCCAACAAATCTTTTAATTTTATTAAACTGTGTTTCTCTTTGTAGTTCTATTTTTTTAGCAATATCAGTTAATCTATTGTCATTAAAACCTAATCCCATTTTTGCAGCAGCAGCAATAACACTAGCTGGTAAGTTAGGATAAGAGTTTGCAATACTTGCTGCTCTTTCTGCTTCTTCTTGTGAAACTACTGGAGATACATCTTGTTTAGATTGTAACTCTAATTGGAAGTTGTCATCAAACAAATCATCATCAAAACCAAAATTTTTAATGACCATTAGTCAAAATCCACCAACTGAAGTAATGCAATATCGCCTGTCATAGCGTACATCTGATATATTAAATCATTTACATTTTGTTCTGGTGGTATAGCAGGTCCTGGACCTGGACCAAAATCTAATCCTGCTGTAACAGGTTCATTAATTCTTTGTGTTCCACCAAAAACATCTACATTAGGCATTGGTCTCCTCATAGCAGGTTGTGCTTGTGGAGTAGTATCTTTTGGTAATGGTGCAGCTTGTTGCTGTTGTGTTAATGCTTGTTGTTCACCATAAGGCATACCAGGTATTCTTCTTACAGCTTGTGTATTGTCTTGTGTATTTCGTGCTGGTGGTGGAACATTTAATGCTCTCCTATCAGTACCTTTGTTACTAGAACTCCTCGTTGCCATCTTGCTCCTCATCATCATAATACATAAAAGTTGAACTGATTATCATATAACCAAAAGGAAACACCATTGGTGGCATTTCATCTTTAAATATTCTTGGTTGGAAAATTTCTTCATCCATTAATATATCATCACCAAGTTCATCAACATCACCTAATGAGTTGTGTACTATATCTGCAAATTTTTTATTAATTGACATTAGCCACCTAATCCTTGTAGTAACTGTGCTATGCCTGGTGGTGGACCCTGTGGTGGTAAGGTCGCACCCCCAAGCAATTCTTGTTCTGCCATAGGTATCTCTGGTTCTTCTGCTGTAAAGAATTTATCCAAGATATTTTGCATATCATCTGGATTTTTTCTTATTTGTACAACAGCCATAGTTGCCTTGGCATCACCCTGTTGGGCTTGTGCTAACAATGTGTCAAATAAAACTTTATCTGCTTTTTCTTTTGTAATTCTTTCGTTTACTCTAACAAGGTTATCTAATCCATCTAAGTTTTCTTGTAGAGTTTGTGTGTCTATGATACCAGCTTGTAATAACTGTAAACCTGTAACAATCTTTTGTGGTTCATCATAACCAGCCATAGCACCATACACTCTGCGTGTCTTGTATGATCCTTGTATGTCAAGTGATGGATTGTATGTTTCAGAGTAAAATTTATTATCCATATAACCAGATAATGCTTTTGTCTTACCACCATACATTTTCTCATCCCACTCTAATCTCTTAGAATCAATCATCTCTATAGCATCAGCCATAACAGTATGATATTCTCTAATCATTAGAGACATACTTGCACCTAGTTCTTCTAATCCTCTACCAGTTGCGAAGCTAAGTGGAGACTGTGAATCATCAGAAACAGGGTAAGAACCACCAACACGAAGTTGTCGTTCTATTCTATCTATCTGTTGAAAAATTTGATAAGGAACATTTGATGCAGGTTTACTGACTTGTGTACCTGGCGATAAATAGTTTACAGCGAATCTACCTTTACGATATTGTCCTGATTCTATTTCACCAGATATGTTTGTTTCTGTAAATACTGCATCTTCCATAGCTATTATTGACATCACATTAATCTTTGCCATTGAAGCCATAAGACCTATGATTTGGTCATACTGTCCTTGCAATCTGTCAAAAGCAAATTTCTTGCCAATGACAAATGCTGGACCACTATCAAGTGGGTTAGGTATGAAGTCAAGAATAGTTCCTGATGTCATATGGAATATATAAGTTCCATCTA